TTATTCAGCCAATGCTTCGCAACTCAGGTATGAGTAGTAACCTTGACCATTGATGACATGCTCAACTTCATTGACGTACCAGCGACCATTAATCTCGTCCGCAACATCTTCTATTTCAACAACGCCACCAGCGACAATGTCTGGTTTTCCAAATGTGTGCAGCTGAACTGATTTATGACTGCGCTTTAGTTGATTCAGCTTGCTATCAGCAGCAGCTTGGGCGCTAGCTTCGTCAGCAAACACATAAGGTAAAATGTGGCACGGAGAATCAGAGCCTGCATTCACCGTATTTAACTCTGCGATGTCAAAGTCATAAAATTTAGCTTTCACTTCGCCCACAGACTTATAATGCTGCGCATTTAAAACCCAGCTTGTCAGCCACTTGGGTCCTAGGACAACTTCTGTCAATGGTTGCCCTGACAGTGAGCGTCCAGTCCCTTTATTCATGAAAATCAGTTTATCGTTAACTATCTTCATGAATGCATCATGTTGTTCAGCTAACTTTGAGAGTAATTGCATATCACTCTCACTCTGTTCAATTTGAGGTAACTGGATTTGCTGATAGCTATCTGCAATACAAGGCGATAACCCATATTGCCCAGCAATATCTGAAATTACATCCGCAAGCATCAAAGGCGCATCATCAGGACTTGGCCAAGATTTAAACTTTAACGTTTTTAGCTCTTTGTCCCAGAGAACTTTATTGCCATGTAGCTCTAAAGCTCGAACAGGACCAATTAATTGGTATTCGCCGACACTGTATTTGCCCATTTCAATTATCGGAGCACTATTGTCGCCAGTTCCCTGCTTGTAGCCCATGCCAATTTCGAGATCTTCAGCTCCTTGTGGCGCTGTGATCGGCAGGCTCCCTAAATTGTCAAATTTCACATAACAAGTATCACTCAACAATCCTGTGCGAAGTGTCACTCGTACCTCAGCGATTCGGTCTCGAAGCTGCGCAGCAACCTCCCTACCATTCGCTTTGACCGAGTAATGCGCCTGTAATTCCATGACTGTTTACTCCCAAATATTAATCTCTTTACGCACTTTAGGTTTAGGTAAGTCCGGTAGTAAAATTTCAACGTTTTCTGGGTAAATAGGTCCCAATTCAGCCAACCCGTAGTTCGCTTCTAAAACACGTTCGACCATGCCTGAACTTCGACCATAATGACGGAAACAAATTAAGTCTAAGCAGTCTCCATCACGTGTGACATACGTTACACCACTCATTTTTAAGCTCCTTCATTTCCGTCATAGCGAGAAAGCTTCATCGTAAATTGGATTTCTCTTGGAATACCATCGTTTAAAAACAAAGTGCGCGTTTCATTAATATCGGTGATTACCCATTTATCTAATACACGCCCTACACTTGGACTGGATTTGCCACTTTCTTCTACGTACGTCAGAGTTAATGGCTCTCCTTTTGCGGCTTCTGCGCGCATCTTGTCGAGTTGCTTTAATCCGTCTTTAACAAGTTGTGGAAAGATGGTCCCTTCAAGTTCAAGCTCCTGCTTTCCCACACCGACAAATTGCTGCACCGGCGTTGCTTGGTCAGTCTGCGTATCGAGTGTTTTCCAGCGGTACTGTGTGTTGAACTGCATTTTTTGAAATGCAGCAGTACTTACGGAAAACTTATATGTACCCAGCTGCATCATATAATTGGCATGATTTATCTTTGCCATTGAAAGCCCTCTTTAAAAAGCTTAAGGGAAACCCCTTAAGCTACTTCGTTGTAATACCGCGCACGATAATCTCGCACAGCTTGTTGTTGCTGCTGTTCCAGTATTTGCTTAACTTGGATAGCAATGTCCTGCGCTTTCTCATCACCATTGGCATTTACCGTAATATTGGCATTAACGGTGATATTTCCAGCAAACTCTTTAGATTGCACATCGCTTGTGATTTGAGACTGCACACTGCTTTGTTCAGCCAAAGACTCTGGCTTTTTCACAGGTAAGGCTTTTGCTGCGCCCTGGCGCTTCGACTGTTCAGTCTCGTCGCCACCGAATAAGCTAGCAAAGAAATTACCACCTACTTGGGACATTGCTGCGTTAGTCAAATAACCTGCAACTGGACCAAGGAACTTGCCATACTTCGGTATTTTCCCAACTAAATGTTCAACGCCTTCTGCGCTTAGAGCTCCCGTTAATGTGCCACCGATGGTACGTGCTTTTTCAGGTGTTGATAGATCGTCATTGGCTGCTGCTTGATAAATGGTATGGCCATTTAAAGCATGTCCCAGCAATTGCGTTTGCTTGGACCATTGCGCTGATTTACTTGCAGGTTTACCAGATGCTTCATCTACCGCCGCCATCGTGCCAAGCACCATGTTTGCTTCATTGATAACATTGTCTTTAACAAACTGTAGTGGCGAACCTGTCTGAGTATTTTCTACCGTACCTTGGGAAAACTGCGTTTCAGCTTGTCCACCTGCCAATGCCGCAACACTCGAAGTATTAGACTCTCCTGTAGCTTGCTGGCTATCCTCTTTAGACTCATCATCAAAGAACCAACCGCCAAGCGTATCACCTAACCAACTGCCTGCTGACTCTCCGCCAAATGCGCCAATCGCACCACCAACAATACCGCCAAGTGCAGTGCCTATTACTGGCACAACCGAACCAATAGCTGCACCTGCCGCCGCCCCAGCAAGTGCGCCTCCCATACCACCTACGGCGCCGCCAACACGGCTAGATTTTTCTTGCTTGCTTAAAGTGTCGTCACTCAACGCGGAGTACGCATCCATGGCACCCATAGCAACGGTCAAAGGCGCGTTTAGCTTGCCTAAATATTTCGCAGGCCCCTTTACTAGACTTGACAGTACGCCGCCTTTTTTACCAGCGAACTTACCTAGCTTAGAAAACACTGAATCATTGGCTGCCTTAGGCGCTTTATATGAGCTAGGAGCTTTCGATTTAGGCGGGGTTGCAGACTTATTACCTTTGCTGTTGGCTGTTTGTTGTGCTGCTGGTTTTGCTTTGCCACCGTCCAATACTTTAAATGCTGGCTTAGCTGGTTTTTTGCGTTTAGGTTTGTCAGGCTTTGACGCTTGATTTAATTTAGCTGCCTTTTGTTGGTTTGCATCATCACTGTTATGCTCTGAGCGCTTAGCCCCTTTATTGGATTTATTGCGCTTATTTGATTTCTTACGGCCCTTTTTCGGCTTTTTCTTAGACTTCTTAGATTTTTCTTCTTGCTCATCACCGCCGTCAAACAGTGATTCCAAACCTAAATCACCTAAGCCGAACTCCGCCAATAAATCTGGCACAGCGCCCGTTAAAGAAGAAAGGTCTCCGCTTAAAATTCCTTTAAAATCGAGTTTCTCAATCAATGCTGAGTGCTTCGAGAATAGACTCGCAGCATCTTGCAAACCAAACGCATTGAGCAGTTCAGGGGCTTGTTGCATTAACGAGCTGAGATCCCCTTCTAAAATTGCTTTAGTGTCTAGTTTTTGTAGAGCTGGCAAAGCGGCATCTAACGTTGCTCCAACTTCGTCCAACCCTGCTGCTTTGAGCAAGCCTGGTGCAGCTGACATTAAGCTTGAGACATCACCACTGGCAATACCTTTTAGGTCTAATTGCTGAAGAGCTGGTAAGGCAGCACCCAGTGTTTCTGATGCTTCGTCTAACCCTGCGGCCTTCAATAAACCCGGAGCCGCAGACATTAAGCTGGAAACGTCACCACTGGCGATACCTTTCAAATCTAACTGCTGAAGTGCAGGTAAGGCAGCACCCAATGTTTCAGACGCTTCACTTAAGCCCACCGAGGCCAGTAGATCTGGCACGGCAGTCATTAAACTCGAGACATCTCCACTGGCGATGCCCTTTAAGTCTAATTGTTGAAGTGCTGGTAAAGCTGCCCCCAATGTTTCAGATGCTTCATTCAAGCCCACCGAGGCCAGTAGATCTGGTGCGGCAGTCATTAAGCTCGAGACATCTCCACTTGCAATGCCTTTTAGGTCTAGCTGCTGTAGCGCTGGCAAAGCTGCACCGAGCGTTTCGGACGCTTCACTCAAGCCCACCGAGGCCAGTAAATCTGGCGCGGCAGTCATTAAGCTCGAGACATCTCCACGTGCAATGCCTTTTAGGTCTAGCTGCTGTAGCGCTGGCAAAGCTGCACCGAGCGTTTCGGATGCTTCATTCAAGCCCACCGAGGCCAGTAAATCTGGCGCGGCAGTCATTAAACTCGATACATCTCCGCTGGCAATACCTTTCAAATCCAACTGCTTTAATGCCGGTAATGCAGCACTCAATGTCGTTGACACTTGCTCAAAGCCCGCAGATTTAAGCAGCTCAGGTGCGATGTCAACGACCTGACTTAAATCACCATCAATGACCCCTGCAAGATCTAACTGCGAAAGAGCCGGGATATGCTGCGCTAAAGTTTGCTGAACTGCAGAGAGATCAACCGCTTTAAGTAATTCAGGGGCAGCCTGTTGAAGGCTACTTAAATCCCCTGCCATGACCGCAGAGATGTCTACTTGTTGAAGTGCTGGCAACGCATTTTCAAGAGTCTGTGCTGCGCTGGACATGTCCAGTGCATTAAGCACTTCAGGTGCTGCATCAACTAAACTTGATAAGTCACCATTAAAAATTTCTTTAACATTTAGTGCTTCTACAACAGGCAGTGCACCTTCTAACGTTTTTGCCGCATCAGATAAATCAAATGCATTCAAAATTTTCGGTGCCGCACTGGCCAAGCTCGTTAGATCCCCTTCCAGTACCTCTTTAACATTAACAGAGGAAATGGCAGGAAGAGTTTGCTCAACAATTGCACTTGCTTCATGCATGCCCAATGCATCAAGTACTTTGGGTGCACCTTGAACAAATGCATTTAAATCTTGACTCAGAGCAGTGTTGTCATTGCTCTGTGACAAACTTTTGGTCGCGCTATCTAGGTACTCATTAAACTGTGTCATTCCAAGCGCATCCACTAGTACAGGAGCTGCTTGTTGTATGCTGTCAAGTTGCAAAGCCAATGTGCTTTGTGCATCTGAATTGTTTACTTGAGCTGTGGCTGTAGCCAGCGATTCACTCAACGCATTGAGTGGTAAGTTATCAAATAATTTAGGAATGGCGATTTGTAGTTCAGCGAGGTCACTACTGGCCGCCGATTGTAATTGCTGAAAGTCCAACGCAGAAACTTGCTGAGCCAACGCCTTGATTGCACCACTTAGGCCAGTACCATCACCGATTTTGGCATCTACTTGAGCTTTTAAGGTTTCTGACTCTTGCTCGGTTTGCGCTGCGGCTAACATCTGAGCGCTTTGCGTTACCGCATTGTTTGACTTCGCCTGAGCAGTTGAAAACTGCGTTAAGTGTGTTGAAATTACTTGACTGGTATTGCCAAGTAATTGGTTTACATTAACATTCGCTAATTGCGAAATTACAGCCTGTAATGCGTTAGTATCTAAAGGCTTTTGCGCTTTGACTAAATTAGCCAGCATACTGCCTAATTGAACATTTGGATCAACCTGATCCTGCTTAGGTAGGCGGTACTTTACTTTGTTCTTTGAACGGCCTTTAACAGACGATTCTTGATGTTTCATAATAATACCTAGGAAGAGAAATAAGCGGGAATTTATTGATTGCGCACTACAACAGGTTGCAGCGCGCCAAGGTTGATAGCTCAAGACCCTAAAACTGCGCTTAAGTCCTTGAGCTATCAAACTTGCGCTGGTGAAAAAAAGGCGGGTTACCCCGCCTCTGTTGCTTCTTTGTAATCAATCGCTGCCTCGAACCACTCGATGAGTTCGTCTTCGGTCAGCGCATTGAGTTCTTGCAAGCCCCACCCTGTGTACTTAGCCAGGGCAATCACCATTGCTTTTAGACGCTTGGGCGGGATACGAGAAAAGCCTGGAGCGCCTCACGCAACTTAACGAAGTCGCTCCAATCTAGTTCTTCGATGATATCGGGAGACACTTCACACAAATGTGAGAAGTAACGGATTTCGCTTTCTGATTCGCTGATATCCGCTTTATCAACCATTAACCGATCGCGCACTTTAGGTCGTCTCATATTCAGTTCTGCATACTCATGCCCATCGACCGTAACAGGGAAAGTCAGTTTAATGATTTCAGTCATAGATTAAGCTCCGATTGTCTTGCGTAGGTTCGCCATGTGATCAACACCCGCGATTTCACGGATATCGTTGTATAGGTCGATGTTGTAGATAACTTCGTTATTCACTTCAAGCTTGTACTTTTGAACAGCGTATTGCAGCGTCATTTTCGCTTCTTCGCCGTCTTTCCAGCTACCCATATCAACTTCTTTGAAGAAGCCATGCAGAGTAACAACAACTGGCTCAGGTGCAGCACCTTGCTTTTGGATTGCGCCACGAGCTGTAAGGTTGATAGTTCTACCAGTACCGCCCCAGTCGCCTAGAAGCTTAAGTACGTCAGCGTTGTACTCAAGTAGCGTGATTGAACCTTCTAACTTTTCAAGTTGGCCAACATCTAGTTCAATTGGCGCTTGGAAACCTGAAGTTACTTCACGTGTTTTGACAGTCACTTTTGGAAGTGAGATTTCATCTGCAATGCCAAGGTAACCCTTACCATCTACAAATAGCTTTGATTTTTTTAGGATTTTTGGAGACATTGCCATTATACGATTTCCTCTAGGTAGTTGTTAGTTAGAATGCTCTTAAACGTGATGTGCTCAGCTGGTGTTGGTGGTGTGAAGTCAAAGCTAAAGTACACTTTACCCGCTTGAATATTTTCAGGCGTGTTAAGGTCTTCGTCAGCCCAAATTTGGCCACCTAAAATAGCACCTTGTGCTTTTAAGCTATCAAGATAAGCTTGAACACTTTCAGTTACGTCTTTGATGTAAGTTGAAGTGATGTTGCGGTCAACAGCCCACATGTGTGCGCGAAGTAGTGAATCATTAATCATGTCTGCTGTACGAACAACAGAAAGGAAAGCCCACTTAGGGTCACCAGAACAAGTACGGTTACCCCAAAGTTTGAAGCCATTCTGACGGATAATCGTTGAAACTTCTTTTTCATTTAGTAAGTTAGCGCGTGCGCTCTTATCACCAAGCTGGAAGTCAATTGCACGTGCAGTACCAGTAATACCGTTCATATTAGTATTACTTGGGCTCCACCAGAAACCACGGTCATTGTCAGATTTTGCAATCATACCCGCAACGCGCGCAGATGCTGGCTCAATTTCAGTTACGCCGTTTTTAAATACTTTTACATGCGGGTCTACAACAAATACACGACGAGAACCGAAGTCAGCACGATACTCTTTTGCAGCTGCATCATCTTTGTTTGGACCATCAGCAATAATAACAGCACGTAAACGTTCCGCGATGCTTACTAAGTCTGTTACAACTGGGTTTCTGTTGCCACTTGGACGCTGGTGAGTATAGCCAGGAGCGACAAGAATACGTGGTGTAACACCAACAATTGACTCAGCACCTAAGAATGCACTTGCACCAATATACTCGCCATCAGAATCAACGCCAGCCGACATTGAAGAAATCACTGCATTGTCGTCTGCGTTGTCTTCAACACGCACAACAACAACAACCGCACCTGCTTGGTCAAAAATACCATCGATAGCAGAAACGAGAGTACCTTTCTCAGTTTCTTTGTGCTCTTCAACAGTTGCTTCATACTCTTTACGAACTTTAGCTAGAACTGCATCTTTCTCTTCCGCTGTTAATGCTGAACCTTTTTCAGCTGCTGCAGCAGCTTCAGCCGTTGTGTACAGCTCTGAACTTGTTGTTACATCAGCTTCTGCTTTTGCTTTTCTGATTGCAGCAAAGTCATATAACAAAGCAGCATCAGCGCGTTTTCCAGCAACTAACACTGGCTTATTCAGTGGAAATGCATCTTTATTTGCAAATGGAGCCGTACCAATTACACCAATTACTGAACTTTTTACTGTTCTTACCGGGCGTGTACCTGAATCCGCCTCGATTACTTCTACACCGTGTAGAAATTCCGACATAGATATCTCCTTTAAAGGTATGTCAATTAGCTAATAAAAAAGCCATGCAACACCACTTGATAATTCAAGTGAGTAAACATGGCTTAAGTTGAATTTATGTCTGCGCAAGAACGCACAGAAATAACGGTTTGATAAACAGTTGAACTGAAGCTCAACTATGAAATGTTAAAGCTTGATCCCCTCAATGGTGACCGGCTCATTATTAATGAGGTAAAGTCCCTCAATAGTAATATCTAACTTGCCTTCACCTGCTGGGTGTACAGAAACTCCCTCAAGGCGAAAGCGTGGTTCCCACTTGTCTAGTGCATTGGCTATCGACATCGTAATGTCACCCACCAAAGTGTGAGAAAACGGGCTATCGAGTAGTTCAAATAACCCACAACCGTAATCACGTCGCATCACGCGACTTCCTAGCGGAGTCGTCACAATATCGCGAATACTTTGTTTTAGGTGCGCAACGCCACCCAAAGGTTTACCTGTTTCGGCATTCATGCCTATCATGTTTTATCCTCCGACGGTAAAACTCCCTACCCCAATGGCAATTTTAGCGCCACAATTGGTGGGGTCTCCAAGCCTTGCAACCGCTTTGCCTCCAATGGTAAATGAGGATGCACCAGCCGCAACAACCATCCCTGAATGTTTCACTTTAGGGTCAGGTATATAAACGTGGTCACTAACGCTGTCTCCCACCCTTAATACCGGCACTCCACCTACAGTAAACTTAGGTCCAGAAGCCGAAATAGTGCCTGGCGCAAACCCTGCGTGAACATCTGTAATCGCGCCATCGACTGAAATTGCAGGCATAATCTATCCCTCTTGCGCGCTAATATTCGCGCCGTTTAGCTTCAGAGTAGCCGACGCTCTAACGTCAACATTACTACCAGTTGCAGTCACCGCAACTGAGTCGCCTTTGAGATTCAAAGCTCCTGCCGCAACAATATCAATATTGGCATTCCCATTAACTGATACGTTATCGCCGACCGTCACATCTGCGGTGCCAGTCACATCAACCTGTGCCGCACCACCTATCGCAACGGTCGCGTTATTAACGACCTCAATGTTTGCATCATTACCCACCTTGATATTGGTGTCATTTTGGCACTCTACATTGATGTCTCCACCACAATAAATATTTATCTTTGCTTGGGGGTCAGACTGTGGCACAAAAATATCGTAGGCATGATTTTCTCTGTCATACTGCACAATCGCACCATCTTGGTAGCGAGTGCGCTGAATATGCTCTCTAGATTCAGGAGCAACAGCTTGCAGCGCTTCTACTAAGCTTCCACCCGCACTTGTTGCGTCTGTAACATGGGTCATTTTGTGATGTGGCTGCTGATGTGCATTAGCGTATAAACTACCCAGCACAACACCTTGAGCAGTATCACCACAAGGCGATAAAACCATCACTTGTTCTCCCACTTCTGGAGCCTGCCAAGTCATGTCTTGAGCTGCTTGACTAGTGAGCCATGGTAGCTTCGCAGTCAACCACTCACCGATTCGCACAGTCACTTTAGCTAACTCATAATCAACCTCTTCCACCGTGCCTACCGAAATAAGTTTGGCAAAGCGGTGTTGTAAATCAGAGACAGCCAATTCAGACTGTTGTTGATTAACTAACATAGTTCCTCCTAAGCCGGTGTCGTGGTCTTGCTAATCAGCTTATATTCGCCCCCTTTAGGGCCAAGATATACTTCTTTGATTTCAGGTCCAGCTGGGTCGTCTGGGTATTCCACTTGATAATAAAATGCCCAATCAAGCTGTGCTTTTGCCAATGTTGTGCTTACTTGATGACTAAAAGTAAAATCACTTTTCTGGGCGATAAAGTGCTGCCAATAGGTGGGCATTTCGTCCACCATCACAAGTGCCTCACACTGACTTATCAATTGGTCAAGTCTTTGCAACAGCTGTGCGTTATCCGCGTCTTCCAACTCAATTTCTAGCTGCAGTTGCAACACTCTTCTATCGAGTGAATTCGGACTGAGGTTTTTGTTATACGACGGTCCATACGTCACGCCATTGTCGGCGCCTTTTGCCTGCAGTTCACTGGCTTGACGTTCGCCTAGCAGCTTGACTGTCAGTTGGGCTTGCTGCGTCAGATCTGGGTAGGGTTGTGTGGCTTTTAACAGCCCCACTTGTGCCACCCCTTGAAGTCCAGATGATAAGCATTCAAGCACCTTATTGATTAAGGTACATCTTTGCATGAGATTAATTACTCTTTAAAGTTAAAACTTATGATGGTTGTGACTCGTGGGAAACAAGTGAGTCGAGAAGGACGAAATGCCCGAACAAGTTACGCAGGAAATGGAAAGCGCGCTTTTATTTCTGCCACCTTATCTAACCAAGCTTGTTTGCTTGATTCAATTTGATCATATTGCCATTCCATAAATAACGGATCAGACTCCACAATGTAAGCCATTCTGCGAGCTTCCAGCGCTTCACCTTGAGAATACTCAAGAGTTAGTTCATCTACAGGAATATCAATTTCATTCACTGCAAGAAACTGTGCTACTTGCGCAGAATTCAAAGCTTCACCGATTGATGCAACCAAGGTGTCGTTATGTTTGATTTGCATAGTATTTATTCCTTATCACAGCACCAGACTACGGCGTCAATTCAGTTCTAAGTTGCGAAATAGCGGAAGACACATCAGTAAGTCTCGCAAACTCAGGATATACACCCCAACCCGCAGTTTCAAAATCAACGAAACCACTGACACTGCCAAATAGGCAGATCAACGCTTCTCCTTCTTCAAGCGTTGAGGAAGAGAGCCCCAACTTAGTATGTGGTCCGTAAAATGATTTGGACGGATTGTCTGCTCTTTGATGATACCCCAGTAATTGCCAACCGTTACTATATTCCTTCACAGGTTGCATGGTACCTTCGATACTGCCTGAAATTAACTTTAGATAACAACCTGTAGATAGTGCTCCTTGCTGAAACCCTAACCAGTAGTTATTGTCAATTCGTGCAGGGTGAGAGGCGTCATTTCTCTTCCATTTTATACGCAAAATATGGAAGCCAGAGTTAACATAGCCATTATACACATTGGTACGAAAGTCTTGTGCAACTCCTTTTCCTGTATGATCAGTATCATTCGCAGCGGCTGCATAAATTGTCGCTTCTTTGATAACTTCAAATCGCTCTAAACCAATGGTTGTGAACCCTTTGATTGCCGTCCCACTATCATTAGGCTCCATTTTCTGGTTTTTGCTCATCAGAATGTGAGATAGCTCAGCGCGAGCTCCACTCATGTAATTATCAAACTTTGTCTCAGCCGCTGACACTGTATTGTTAATGTTGCCAATTTGGCTTTGCACCGTATCGCACAGCGCATTGGCGCGTGCTGAAACATTAGTGAGCCGTTCAGTAATAGATAGATTATCACTAGACATGTTTTATCTACCTCATTCTATTTTAGCGAAGGTGTCTGAATCTGACTTCTGGCAAATTCACGTTGTGCTTTAATTTCTTCAGGCATCGCCACACCAGTCTCTGATTCTCTAATTACATACCAATCTGTCTTTTTTAGAAAATCACGTAAATCGACATCAATATCATATTGGCTGCGTACACCACCCAACTCATCTACTTGATTTGTAATGTGCTCTAGCATTTATTGCTCCCTCTCAAAAACAGGTCTTTCGAAATATCCCCAACGCCCCTCAGGTACTTTACCTAACACTACGCCAGGTAGTGCAATCAAACAGCTAGCACCTTTTGTCAGATAAAAATGAGGGCCAAAGTTATAATAAGCTCCCCCAGATAAGACCGAACCACTGTACATTCTCTCATGCCACTTGTTATCGTTCGGTAATCTTGTGCTTCCGTCACTCGATGGGTAACCCATATGAACTTCCCCTTGCTCAACTTTTACCCAAGCACCAAATGTGAATATGCCATTTTGTGGCAGAGCACCTTGATAAATTGAGTAACACTTGCTGAGAACTGTCGGGTAATCTGCGACGTCTTTTGCCGTTAACCTAATAATTGCAAACTCTGGCTGGTTGTGCTTCGGAATAGTGTGGTGAACTTCCGACCACATTTTTTGGATTTCAGGGTCCTTTTGATCTGGGTCCACACCATGCTGAGTATGTGCAACAATTTCACATTCATACTGCGATGCTCTGTTAGCAAACCCTGTGGGTGTTCCTTTTGTACCGGGTGTTAATACTCCATTGATTTTTAATTCTTGGTTTTTCGTCACTCTAAAAAAAGGGATTTCAGAGCGAAATCCATTATCTACTAGTGCATCAATTTTTACCTTGGACTCATCTACAGCAGCCTGTGTAAACGCTGCTAGTTCTGCAGTTTTAGCCGCCATTTTTTGCTTTTCAGAAGTCAAAGTAGAGTTGATAACAGATAACTGCTCATCAACACTGTTGCACAGCTCATTAGCGCGCGTGGCGACTTTCGCCAAGCTTTCAGTGATCGTAGTATGTTCGTTTGACATGTATTTTCCTAATTAAACGATTAAAGCTTTTCCAGTGCAGCCAAGCGTAACTCTTGTTTCAATTGCCGATGCATTGTATCTAGTTGTACCAAAGTTAAGTCCGCCAACTCGTTGTCTAACAATACGTTAAAGTTATCGATGCCCGGCTTTATCTCTACGCTATCAGAAGGCAGTTGCGCCAAGCTCAACGTCACACTTTGTAAAATTTTCACATCCGGCGTTCTATAGCCAAGCGTGCGGTTGGACTGCGAATAAACACCTAACAAAATAAGGTTTTCGTCACTGCCTACAGGCTCGTCTATTTGAATAAATACACCGACCTCTCGAATCGCATATTCGGGGGCTGATATCTTTTTATCGAACAACGCCACCACCGTAACCTGATGGTTTTCATCCGTTTCATAATTGTCATCACGAATAGGCTGGAGTTCTTTGAGGCTTTGCAAGCTTGTTTGTGTTTGAGTTGGTGTATAGCTTGCGTCACCAAATGCCATATGGCTTATTTGCGCTTTTTTGCCGTTGGCTTTGGCTGCCAGCAAAGCATCTAAGCCTACTTGAGTAAACTGCAACGTTAATGCAGACATTAAGCAGCTCCTTGTAAGTTAAAATGTTGAAAGATTATTTGCCGAGTAGCGCTAACTAAATGCTCATTCCCAGTCACGCTATCAGGTAACACTCCACTTCCAGTAACATGAATACTCGAAGTTCGGCAGCTGGCTATCACGCCAACCAAGCCACTCCCTCGACTTATTTTTCCAGGTATTACCCCTGTCGCAGAAATCGCTAAATGTTGAGATTGCTGTGTATTTGTTACACCCAAAATCGAGTTAGTACTCGTGGTTTTAGGTGGTACCACTCCTTTACCTGCAATTGCGAAGTGTGCAGATTGATTCAACCCTGACGTTCCAGCAAGATGAGTTGACCCTTTAGAATACGGTGGTATAACTCCTTTACCCGAGATCGCATAGTGCCCAGACTGAAGTGTGTCTTGTGCACCGTAAAGTGCATTTTCTTGCACCATATTTGGCGGCTTAACTCCCACACCATGGGGCGCGTCATTTCGTTGCAGAATCGCAGTCGAAGCAACACCCGTCGAACCCAACCCCTCGGTAAATGCCAACCCTAGCTGCACATCAATATGGATAGATCCGCGTTTAACAGACTCCACAATTCGGCGAACTCGTTTTAACATTTGAGGGGTCAGCATTCCTTGCTGGTGTTCATCCAAATTACTATTAATTAGTGCCCAAACCTGTACTGTACCTCTGGGTAACTCTTCAACGTTATCACCCTGCCACCACTCTCGAATTTCTGTTTTGATATTTAGGCTGTCCAGCGCTATTTGTAGCGCATAAGGAGTGCCTTTTACTTGATGAACCGCGAATGCATCATTTATCACCTGCCTTTTTAAAGGCTCGCTCCATGCTTCATCCCATTCATCAACAGATACGGACCAAGCGAGCCAAGGTAATAGCTCTGCTGGACACAGAAAAGGGTTCCAAAGACTTGAAATTAAAAGCCTCGTGTCATTTAAAACGCAGGCAGATTTGACCACAGCTCTGTTATTCGATTCCGCAGCATTGACATCCCAATTTTCAATTGCAAGTTGCTCAGCCATTTCATTCAGTTGAACAACACTGCAAAACTCGGGTATATCAACCAAAACGATGAGCTGCCTAGTTTGACATTGCTGCAAACAAGCAGGATCAGTGAGCACATCAACTGGTTGAAGTCCACATAGTTTTGCCAGCCATACTAACTCTGCATCGCTGCGAGTAGGAAGATTTAGTAACGAAAGTAACAGTTTTCGGACAGTATTATGTGACGCAAGTGCCGTACCTAGCTCTTTTGTCAATGAAGAAGCACTCGAAGGCAGTAACTTATTCATAGACATTTTCCATAGTCACAGATATTGACTCACAAAAAGGCGCCTCTGTCGCAGAAGATACAATGTCTTCAACGGGACTTAACAATGTTACATCCTCAACACCTGATTGATGCAATGCAGCATAGATCCCTGCTCTTGTCACTTTTTTGCCAAGAAACTGCCGAGACTTACAGTACTCCATCACAGCTTGTTGGGCTGTTGATACAAGCGTTTCACCAGACGGTCCATAGAGAATTGACAGCTCAGCTTGAACTGAGAATGGTTTAATTGCCGCTTTATGGACTGTTACTCGATCTCCTAGGGGCCTTACTCTAGAGGCACTTTCATCCACTTTGGGTTGCGCTCTTCCTTGAGCCGCAAAATAATGTTGAACAGTTTCAATAAGAGCATCGCTGGGATGGCCGTTACCGATATGGCTCAAAATTGTCAATTCAATGTCACACGGCTCAGGACTTTGTACCGAAACATCTTTAATTTCAGCATCACAGGACATTGCATGGTAAATATATGATTCGCTGCTTCCTGCCGTGTTTAAGCCATTAAATGCAAGTTGGATACGTTGCCTAAATGCACTATCCGATTCTAATGGTTGTTCTTTTCGTGCAAGATTGTACCTAGCAGCGATGGCATCCAAGTCATTTCCCTGCGCAGAAGCTAGCATATTTCCTTTGACCGCATCATTAATACTCTGCGTTTGTAATATTTGTTGATAAGCCACTGTCTGTAAAAGCACCGCTATTGGGTCACTCTCTAGAGAAAGTGCCGCTTCATACTGCGGGTTATCAAGTAGAAACTGAGATTTTAACTGCGCATATAAAAGTTCAAAATCGAGCGATTTAATCAAATCTGGAACGGGAACTTTTGACAGATCTAATTTAGTGAAACCACTCATAAAATATCTTCCTAAAATAAAAAACCCACATTTAATTAAATGTGGGTTTTGATTCATGGGATAACTGTGTATAGCTTTCTCAAGCTTAGGATTATTTTACTGATTTTAAGGTTTTAAAACAGGTCATTCCTGACCGCCTTAATTCAGTTAAAATCCCCCCAAACTAAAAAGCCATACCGGCTTATATCTCTATAAACAGCATGGCTTTAAATCAATTTTGATTGTGTATTAGGCTTTTCTCAAGCTTAGGGTTATTTTACTGATTTTAAGATTTTAAAACAGGTCATTCCTGACCGCCTTAATTCAGTTAAAACCACCCCAAACTAAAAAGCCACACCGGCTTATATCTCTATAAACAGCATGGCTTTAAATCAATTTTGATTGTGTATTAGGCTTTTCTCAAGCTTAGGGTCATTTTACTGATTTTAAGGCTCTAAAACAGGTCATTTCTGACCGCCTTAATTCAGTTAAAACCACCCCAAACTAAAAAGCCACATCGGCTTATATTTCTATAAACAGCGTGGCTTTAAATCAATTTAGATTGTGTATTAGGCTTTTCTCAAGCTTAGGGTTATTTTACTGATTTTAAGGTTTTAAAACAGGTCATTCCTGACCGCCTTAATTCAGTTAAAAATCATCCGAAACTAAAAAGCCACATCGGCTTATATTTCTATAAACAGTGTGGCTTTAAGTCAATTTAGATTGTGTATTAGGCTTTTCTCAAGCTTAGGGTTATTTTACTGATTTTAAGGCTCTAAAACAGGTCATTCCTGACCGCTTTAATTCAGTTAAAATCACCCCAAAATAAAAAGCCACATCGGCTTATATTTCTATAAACAGTGTGGCTTTAAGTCAATTTAGATTGTGTATTAGGCTTTTCTCAAGCTTAGGGTTATTTTACTGATTTTAAGGCTCTAAAACAGGTCATTCCTGACCTATTTGCAATAATGAGATAGAACCCTAAAACTCAGTAAAAGAAACCCACTTGGTATGGCCAAGCGGGTTTTGGTTGTGGAATAACAGTTCTGTTGCTTTCTCAAGCAATATTGATACTAACCCGTTTATTGGGAATAAAACGGGTCACTGTAAAGGTTTATAATGAAATATTTACATCAAACTCAAAATCATCAAGTTCAGCTTGTGTTGTAATCTCTGCAATAGTTACCTCTGCTTCATCGCTCGCTTTGCGCAGCTGCTCTCGTTTGGCAAGCAACTCCTGCAATTGAGACTTACTCAAGCCAAGTGCTGCTTGATCCCCAGACAACTCTGCAATAAGCATATGTTCTTGTGCCTTTTGTACACGCCATTGCTCATTACCTAATTTATTAAACACCGCTTCTTTGATCTCTTGTAACTTTTCTGCTTTTGATGCCGCAAACCTTTCCTCTTCTAGCAAGATCTGCTGAGCTTCATAGGTTTGTTTAAAATCAGCCACTGTTGTGTCATTCCAAGCGACGCCTGTTTGAGGGTGTACTAGCCAATAGTTACCATCAATCTTCATGCCTTTATCGGCAAAATATTCACAACTCATAATCACTCCTTAAAATGCGCGACAAGTACGGCCAAGGCCATATTGGTTATAGGTATAGTGCTCGTTAAGAATCCCAGCACCTGAGTAAGGGTTAATACAGCTAATCGCACCACCTAATATGCCGCAATCGTAACCTGCGTGATATGCTCTCGCTTGATATGAATACATGCCCAACAATTCGCCATCAAAAGTTTCAAGTACCACTTTTACCTCTGAGTCTGGAGAGTAAGTACCATTTGAATTAGCAGTCTTGTAGTGACCTGAGCTATTACTAAAGAAGTAATTAATCGGCTCTAAGCGTTTAGCTTGGGTAAAACGATAATGCACACTGTATTTGTGCTCACCCATTTTGGTGACACCATTGTAACGTCCGAAGAACCCATAATAACTAGTTCCATACCCAGCTACTGTTTGTTCCGCATGATTGTAACTATTAATGCCATATGGCCATTGCATATTATGATAGATGAACTTCACAACCGTGAAGTCGCCTGCGTCCACATAAGCTTGAAGCTCTTCAGCATTGGCGATAGCGGTATTTGTTACAATATTACCGTCACGGTATTTCTCTACTAATACAGATGTGCCTTCATCCACCATAACCAAGCAATGCTTAGTATTATCATATAACACCCCCACCTCATTGTAGTTGTGGCTAGTTAAAGTACTTACACCAAACTGATCTGTCGCATTGAGGTTTTGTTTAGGTTTAGTAATTGAAGTAAAACCAGAAGATTTACAAAAGATTCCGCCATAGTTTGCCACAGCTGTGGTCTGAGAATCCTGAGTACTATAGACAATCTCATATTGAATATCAGCGGAGTTATTTTTACTTGCCAAAGGTATATAAGCACTGGTGCCGTAGTAATAGATCTTACTCGCTGGGTTTTGCTCAAACGCATTTGTGTAGATAAAACTAGTGTGCGTGGTGGTTTTTTCAGCACCATTTGCGCTCAACTTTAAAAACTCTAAGCGACATTGCTCGGTGTTTCCATTGTGAGAAAATCCAGGTCGAACAACATGGGTTTCGCCATTGCTGTCATACACAGCAAATACCGGCGTTGACCTACGATTATTAGATGACGTGCTTGCAATATCGATAGGCGTCATTGGCATTAAAGGCCTAACTTGAAGAGAGTTATTGGTTGCCTGCAAAGACTCCACTCGGTTCAAGTTTGGTGCCATCGCGTCGAGCAGATCAAGTTTATCTGACTTATTACCAAGATCTGTGCTCGTTTGAGTCAAAGACTCTGTCGCCGTTTGTAATGCGGCACCCGTTGATTGCGAGACCTGCTGAAGTGCGCTTGTAGCATCATTAATATGTGACTCAGCAACGGCAACAACTGCTTGCTCCAGTTTTGTATTGTCAGTCAATTTAGTGATGGCATTACTTACCAACGCCTGTTCTTCAGCGGTTAAAGGCTGGTTGCCCTGCATGTCAGCAACTAGCTTATCTACCATGACTTGCACGGCATTTTGTATACTCGCCATAATGTCCTCTTATATTGTTAATAATGATTCGCCGAGTAGCTGGTTTAGCTTTACTCGTCTAAGTTTTTCGTTCAACAGCTCATCTTGCTGGCGACGAAGGTTGGTTTGCATGTACATAAGCCTGTCCACGCCGGTTAGCGCGTACTTTATGCGTAGTACATCCTGTTGTAGTAAATTGTCTGGATGGGGTAAGGGCAGTGAATAAAAGGGGGTTTTGTCTTCAATCATAGCACCCCCTTATACAGAGAATGCACGAAGCGAACGTACTCTTGGTCTGTCTAAATGAGTACCTGAGAGTACTAGTTTCACACGAGATTGCGCATCGGCTAGGTTCGAATACTCATAGTTACACAGTAACCAGCCGTCCCCTTCCGGTTGAGTCGTTTTCAATGGGATATTTAGCCACTGACCTTGTTGTTCAATAAACGCTTCAACTTTTGCAGTACCTGGAAGCTGAGCTTCAAAACTTACCTTTAAGCTACCGCCTAAGCGGCATGGAATCGCGCGCGTTACATAATCAGCTTCGCTACTAATCTTACCAAGTGCAGTTTGAACACTGTCATACAAAACCGGTGACTGAGTCGCGGTTCCTGCAAGCTTAGCTTTCACTTTGAGCGGTTCATTTAAAATATTGGGCAAACGCAGCGCTTGGGACTCTTGTAAGTTAAAGTCACCACTTTGCGCACCACTAAATTCAAAATGTAACTGCGTTTCGCTACTTGGTCGCTCAATTACTGCCATTGCCAATAAGTCACTATGCTCAGCCAAGTTGACTTCGCCTAGCTCGACAGTTGACTCTGTATCAGTAAAACGTGCTGCTTTTAAACGGAAGCTTAAATCGCGATTTTGATGCGGTGTCCATGTAGATGCATTACTTGAAGACAGCAACACACCAACCTGATACGGCTGACTTGTAACCCAACCACTACTGCGGTCAAACTTACCAAGCTCTGCAATCGCGACTTCATGTGTTGCGTCATCGCTCAACACCACAATTGCATATTCCTGACCTGCGTTGAGTGATACAGGCGCAAACTCAAACAAAGTCGGGCCGCTAGCTTGTAACTGACTAACTGGTAGAGATGTTTCTGCGATAACTGTGTCGTTTGGCAATCCTAGATCGGTTTCTCTGATCTGAACACGAACCGCTTTTTCACCTATTTTCTTGAACCACAGCTCAACACCGGCAATAAAGCGCAGCTCTGGAAGCGTAAAGGTTTGTGCTAGTGGGTCAAAGCGCCACTGTAAAACGTTGTTTACTCGACGTACTGTTTGCGTTCGTATCGTGCCACTACCAGTATAGGTGGCCTCCCCTCGTGAGCCTTGTTTGCCAGTAAAGCGCACAGATTTACTGCCCACAGGCACATTACTAGGGATGTAAAATCGGCCGGATAATCGGCCTTGAGCATCGGCTTTTAAGGTCATTGTCCCTCCGGTATAAGTGTGATGCCATCAAATGTAAGTTGCTCTAGCTCTTCGCCTCCGCCAAACCCTGACAGAGAAAAACTTACCCAACGCCTTCTTAAAAATTCTGCACGACGTGTCGAACTTCTAATTACTTGGGTTGAAGTGATAGTTTGCGTTCGCACCCTTAAACCATTGCCCCCCCAAAATCTTCGTGTGATGGAACTTGCAACGTTTGTATGCGTCTGTGTCCAGTGGTCGACACTTGGCGTAAGGCGAACATCTGCTGGAATTGGCTCAAAAGCCATATATGGATTGATTTTCATGCTGCCAGTTTGCTTTGGCTGTTCCAGTATATCTTCTAGCTCGTAAGGCAACGTTAACGCTCTACCATTAGGTACCTGCAACTGGTAAATTTCAGCTTCCAATGGCAATACTAATTCCCCATCGACAACTGCAGCTGTTTGAGCAATACCTGCATCACGCATATCATCATCAATAAACGGATCCACAAATACACCATACTTACTCGCTGGATCTTGGCTATTGGCATCGTTACGCAAACGCTCAACAGCCAGTAGCTGGTAAAGATCGCCTATCTGATTTTGCATATGCTCTAGCTGCGACATAGAAACCGCTCTAACTGCCAAATTTTCAATGTCCGGAGCTACGCTTGAAAGCCAAGATTGTGTCACTTGCGCAAGTGCCAAGTGGTGTGCGGGCGCTTTTGGTGCAATAGGAAATTGGTGTGCAGCTTGACCTTTAATGCGCTTAATTTGGCCAAACCTATCGAGCACAATCAAATCAACCCTTGGTCGATACCACTGGTAGTCAATCGTTACGAGTGTATTGTCAACAATATGGCCACCATCTGATAATTGCTTTTCAAGACTAAAGCCATATTCATCAAACTCGACCGCTAACTGCTTACGATAACGGTACGTCACCTCGTAAAGGCTGCCGCCCGCTGGCTCTTGACCACTTAACTGCCAACTGATGTGATTGCGCAAAAAGATAAAGTCAGCACCTTGGGTATAAACGGTCTCTCCTTGCTTTATATTGAGGATTTCCAAAACAGATTCGTCTGGTAGTAAATCTTCACCACCAGCGAGCTGGCCACGTGTTAGCTGCGTTGTTTTTTCTACAGTGACATTTACTTCATCAATAGACTTAACTGGAAAGAAGTCTGTATCCATGCGCATCAAGCCTTGATCATCGGCTTGAAATGTTTTTGGCTCTTCTTTGACTTCACCAATATTTGGATCGTAATCAAACTCAGTGGTTCTCGAAGTTGCAAAAGCCACTTCATAACCTTCTATATGCGCCTTACCTTCTTCTAAGCTAAAACTTTGCTTTCCTTGCTCCGCACCACGATAGCTTAGCGCCATACCTTGTACGACATAACTTCCACCATTGGCTTCTCTGTCATATCGAGCGAGTGCTTGTGTCACCGCATCCAACTGAGGTGGCGGTTGCTTTATAATCAAAGTACCTTGTTCGATGCGGTGCACAGGATAAAAAGCTTCGTCTGGGCCTAGGGCATCGCTCAATAATCCCCACTGACAAACCTGCTGCAGGCGCGCTGCACCAGGTTCATCATAATTAATCGCGTCTACCGCTGGATCACGAAGACTTGGATCTTGTAGCTCAGTAATCACATTGTGTGTTAGCCACACACCAACATCGACGGTCGCGTTTAAATCAATGGGAACCACGCCGCCGGGCACTGGACGCACCTGACCTGCCATGTACACATCACCTTCAGTGATTAATGCACTCGCTGACTTGGTATTTACCACCAACTCACCACCTTTGACTAAGTCACCGTCTTTTAAAAGTACATCTGCGACGCCTTTTAGATGATGACCTACTTGAGATTGTAAGTCGTTTAGCTCCCTGCTTTGCAAACCCTTACCAGCTCTGAACAACAATCGTTCGTAGCCCGAGTCCGCATGAAATTTTTCATAATAATCATCAAGCATAAAAAACCTCTAAAAACTCACGACAAATTCAAAACTTTCTCTCACACCTTCTTCTCGCACTAGAGGTGCACGGTGCTCGAGCAGTAATAGCGTTCCTGGAGATGCGACTTGTTCTGGCAGCAAATAAGACAACCCAGCGGGTAAATCTGCTAATTGCTGGGTGCCTGACATCAAACCTAATTCACGCACCGTCTCACCTACACCGTCAGCAAAATCAAATGTAAATTCACAATAAACATGTTGCGTAGGCTGTTCAGAAAGGCTAAATCGCCCACCTTGAATATGGATGTCGCCTTGATCATCGGGATAACAAAATGCAACTTTTCTAGCTTTACGAAAGCCAATAGGCGCTGCGAGCTCAGTTGCTACTATGGGTTCAGCCGGGGGGGATTGCCACGGAGTCTCGCCGCGCCCCCAGGCTAAGTAAATAGGAGTTTGTGCAATAGTTTGAGCAAACAAAGTTCGCCCTGCACGAGTTAGAATAGCCAAAGTAATTCCTTATTTTACCTAACCTGATTTAACCCTTTAGAGTCTTCAGGACAATACATCACTAAGCACGACTGAGCGTTTCACCTGACGTATTTATCCCAGTGATGTAATTTAGTGATTGAACGACAAAAGAAGTTAAACCGAGCCTAGGTTAGTTCATGAGTAAATATTGAATTAGCGTGACGCTTGGTGAGAAGTGATAACCTGAGGATATCGCATTGTTGACCAAGAGGACGCTTGCCAGTGACCAAACCACATGGCTTGGCCTAGAGTATATGCACGACTTGTTTGACGACTGTGTGCATTAATTGAATCAAAACTATAAGCGAAAGGCTCGCTTAATCGCATACTGCCAAGTACTTGAGTTGAATAGCTTTGCCAGTTACAGTTTTGCTTGCGTTCACGCGCACTTACCACTGCACCAGGCGCATCTACAAACGCGTCATGAGAACGCTGTGTACTGATACGCAGTAGCTTGCCATTTTTAAGTCGATGCCGATAGCCAGAATGGTCACTCAGCAACGCACCAAAGGTACTTGATGATAGTTTAAGCTCTCTTAAATCAAGCTGGTATGTTACTCGAACTAGCTCACTGCGCGCCGGGGCACTCAGCTCTGCTAATTGTGCCATACGCTCAACATCATCAAGCTTAGGCAACTGATTTAAATGACACTGATAGCGATAGAAATGCCGATAAGATTGGGACTCTTCAACGTCAGATATAGAAAACCCCAACCAATCAAAAGCCATTTCTAAGCTTTTTTGTGTACCACGGATCCTTTGCCAGGCAAGTCCTTGCTGCAATACTTGGTCTAAATCGTCAAGGTAAGGGACTAAAGCACCCAAACCATATTCCCATACCAACCAAGGCAACAAAGATTGTTTTGGATGAGACTTAAAGCCACGCAGTAATTGCACTCCCTCACCTAGAATGGTTTCAAGTTGGCCATGCTTTACAATAGCTGCTTGAAGGTCATTGTGATTGATTGGCAATAATGCGTCGCTATCAGTTTTTAAGTGATGAGGCATAATTGAATTTGCCCTAGTTGAGCATATTGATTGGAAGCTATTTCAATCAAAGAACTTGGGGTATGTATCTCTACATGCTTAACTCCCTCTACATGAAGTTGAGCACTTAGCCAGCTCGGCGTCATAGCAACACCAAGTGCCATTGTTTCTTGCCAAGCTTCATGTAATTTACCTTCCAACTGAGTAAACACCCAATTTGGCACATTGTCTTGTAGATAAATATCAGCTTTGACATCAATAGGCACTTCTTCTGCGTGATTAACTTCGACTTGATCAGTTAACACTTTTACCTGATCGCTCAATACATGGTTTCTTACCTGTTCGAGTAAATCATCAGCATGTTCTTTGTCTTGAAATAAAATAGAGACGCGCACACGTCCCGGGGTTGGGCTATCCACTTCAACATCTTGGATAGTATTTGGAGCAGCGGTTAACGCTGCATTGCGGTAGTGGTCTTTGCTGCCGGCAGTACTGGACGCCAATGTTTTTTGCCGAATGCGAAGACGGTAATTACCGTCTTCTTCACCCTCGGCACGCACCAAACCATAAAACACACCAAGCTGGTCTAAATCACTGCTTTTTGCTGTAGCCAGTAAGTTAGCATACGCCGCCTCGTTAATGCGTTGGCGTAACAGTAACTCTCGGTAGCTTTCCACTTGCAGACATACCGTCAATGGATCGCTTTCAAGCTCAAGTGCATCAGCATACTGTGGTGCAAGTGATTTAAACCTGTCTTTACGTGCTTGGTAGATAGTTTCATAGTCCAGTGGCTCAATGATGTCCGGCGCAGGCAGCGCAGAAAAATCAAAGTACTGGGAGTTCATAGTGGGTTCTTGGATAAGTTAAAGTCTTTACGACTTGATAATATCGGCTACACCTTGCGCACGAGCTGAAATTTCACCAAATACATTGTCAATGCCTTTATGTTGATAAGGAAAAGTCAATTGATTGGCAACTTGCTTGTTCAATAATGGTGCGAATAAATCGGCCGAAGGCTGTGCAGCTGTTTTGACTTCTTCAAGAGTAGTCGCCGCAGCAATGGCTTTAGTTAATTTTGCAAATTCTACTAAGAGTAGATGCACTGTGTCTGAAGTTGTACCAATTAAAGAGTCTGAGTCTGCAACAGCGTAATGAATGCGGCTACGTTGCTCTTCTTTCTCGTATACAACGGAAGTATCTTTAAATTCAGATTCTGTATTTTCTAACATGATTCACCTATACAGGGATTCTTGGGTAGTTAACAACACGGTCAATTGCAAAGTTACAACTGCCACCAAATTGAATAATGTTTTGAGGCTGTTTATCTCCAGGCTCAGTAACCCCGTCAGAAACAACATTGACCAATCGAACAAATAAACTGCTGTAAGTATGCAATCCAGAGACTTGCATAGAAGGAATATCTCTCACTGAAGAGCCATTCCACCAACCGCCAGTAAGTGAGATATTAATATCAACACCTTGCGATGCAATATTTTCATTGATTTGCTCGCTGGTTGCCTCTGAGTTAGTCAAAATAAATTGCATATATGTGCGGCTCCAATCTCTTGCATACTGCACAGGAGATTCACTATAACCAGGAGAGTATGAGTAACCCGCAACGGTATGTAGCTTGGTCATTCTATTTGCAGCAGGATAAGTATGAAAACCACTCCAATCTCCGCCATTAGGCACCCTAACCCAAATTGACTTGGATTCATCATTAGGGTCTGCGACTAAAGCATTATCTTGCACCAAAGTATCTTTCGTATGCACCTTGCGATCATAATAATTGATACGCATATCCGCATGACTCTTCGCCAAATCCAGAATTGCTTGACTTATACGACTATCTGCAGTCGTGACGGCAGTGTTTACTTCAGTCTGAGCGTTAGCTAATGCTGTATCAATTGCCCCCATCTTATTAACAACGGTACTCGTTAGCTCATTGTTAGCTGTGATAAGTTCACCATTGGTAGAGTGCAATTCAGTGATTAGCTGTTCAAGCGTTTTTGCTTGTGTAGACATCTATAAGTTTCCTTTCTAAAAAAATTCTAAGGTAGATTTAACCGTTGCCACTCCCTGTTCGCATTTGTCTAATGACATTAAGCAATGAAGGGAAGGTCTGGAAATCAAAAAAACGGTTTATAATAAGTAGGGGTTGCCTACATCTATTATTTATTCGCTGCATCAAATGGCGATATTGGCCAGATAACATCAGTAGCTGCGGTATAATTTTGAGGTAGCATCCTTAACTCTTTTCGGTATGCAACCCAAGCAAGTTTTTCACTGTCACTTAGGTCGCTATCTGGCATTTGAGTGTAATCTGATTCAGCGAGCAGACGATTCCTTTTTGCTCTGATATCAGCAAATAGGGCCAAATCTATAATTTGCTCTTTTTGCTCGGCTGTGAACTCAGGCCATTCTTGCTCGGTATCAAAGTGCATGTACTTCTTACCGTTATATTCAAAATCAATCAGCATATTAAGATCCCACTAGATAAACACCTTTGGTACCAACTTGTAGAGTTTGGTAAGTCGGGTGAAATAGGTTGGTATTCGCACCGAGTGTAATGTTGTGAGTTGTCACAATCATTGAAGACATGTAGTACGTAGGTGCAAAAACATAAAAAGGCGAATCAGCCGTTGCATTAGCACCGTCTACCTCACCCGTAAATAAGATATTACTATGGTGAGAGCCTGGCCCTGATACATCTCCACCTGTATACACTTGTAAAAATAGTGCTTCAGAGCCCGTTGCTGGAACGAGTTTGGTGCAATTGAGTCGAATGTCACCTGAATAATGAGAGATGCCCTTTGGTACTGATAAATTTACGGCAATCAATGGGTATGAAAATCTAAGTAGCGAACCATACACCTCAATAATTGCATTGAGATTAAGTGTCGCTCCTATCAATCTACAAACAACTTTTTTGTTTGAGATTTGAATACGCTCATTCACATCGATTCGCTGGCCCAATGGACCAAAGATAATAATTACAGAGCCCATGGGAGCCGAGTCAATTAACGCTTTTAACGATTTAAACGGGGCACTCGCGGTACCTGGATTACTGTCGTTACCGTTTGTTACATCTAAATAAAGGTGCAGCTCCATTCGCTCATCAATACGTGCAGGCAAGACGCTGTCTACTTGCTCAAACACCACATCAGGTAAACCTGTGATTTGGCTTTTAATCGCTTGATTATCAGCTGCAATCAAATCATTTGATGCTTTAAGTTCAGAATTTTGCGCAATGACAGCTGCTGTGAGCTCGCTCACAGTGGTTGCAAGCTCAGAATTAGATGTTTGAAGTATGCCTAGTTGTGTACTCAACGAACTCATTTTAGCCTCCTAAGCTCAAAAGCCTTTCATTGAACTTAATTTGACGTAAATTGGATTCGATCTGTGCAGTTGCCATTTGGGTCTGAGCAATTGTCATCGCTGCAAACTCATCTGCATAGTAAATACTCAAATCCCCTGTTACGTTAAAATCAAGGCTATCTGGCGGTACAGCTGATAGTAATAAATCAAATCCTTGAACGATTTTTGCAATCGGCGTCTGATAGAAAAGTACGTTTTCTGGGTGGGACCAGACAGCAAATAGCGTTCTTTGACCTTCATCCGCATGATCGTTTAAGAAAAAGCCGACTTCTTTGACCGCATACTGTTTGTCATCGGTAAACTCAGCAGTTACATGAAACTGGCCATTTCCGACTACCTCAGCACCTGATACTGGCGCCGTATTTTTCTGGCTTTTGAGTGCAGTTTGATTTCTATCAGGTGTGTAACCCGAATCCCCAACTGCAATATGGCCAATTTGGATTTTAACCCCTTGTTCAAGGGCACTCACCGCTGCATTGATCCCTTCTTGGGTCACAACGGGTGTATATACATTCATATATGTACCTCAGATTAAAAATTAAGCGTGATATTTTGAATTGAAACGGTGTAAGCACCGCCCGCTATTGAACTACTTGTCGTAAAGCTTGCTTTAGGGGAGTCTTGTAACAGCATATTTGATACATGAGTCGACATTGCTGTTGCAGAAACCACAGATGACGAAGAAAAATTTGCTCTTGGTGCATCTTGAAACCGATCAACCCCCACTTGGGTTGCAAAACCGCTTGCTAAAACTTGTACTTTGCACAAGTCAAAATCTAGGCTTGGACTGTCGCCAAACCGTATTGTTTGCACACCGCATGATTGCGCAGCTGCAAAGGTACCCACTCCAACAGGAGAAAAGTTAAAGATAGGTTTGTCTTGATATGAAGCTGCTTGAACTGTTGCACTTTGAGCCCCGCCAAAGACCTGAATATCAGCACTTAGGTTTACACCAATAGTAAAGTCTATCTGCGTTCGCATCGGTTTGGTTGCCACCACAGATTGCCACATCTGTGCTTGTAATTTAGGACTTAAAAACGTGTCGCCATTGCTGTCCAAGTTTTCTTTTGCTATCGCCAGAAGCTTAGCGCTGTGAGGCACTCCGCCATATTCCCACCACTCTTGTAGCTCAACGCTTGCATTGAGCACCGTCAGTGAGTTTTTGACAGCGCTGACCGTGCCTTTATATCTGTGCCTTGGTACACTGTCAGCTATAACCTTGCGCTGAACATGTTCAGGCCAACTACTGTCCCAAACATCTACGCTTAGGGCGTCCGCTAACCATGGAAGAAAATGAGTAGGACATTGAAATGGATCCCATAACTGATGCGTCTTCACAGGGATTTTTAGGATTCGGTCGCTACAGTGTTCTAGCGCTAGCTCAAGCTCTGTCGTATTCCCTTGTAGAGAAAAGTTAGACATGCTCTTCTCCTACCTCAATATTCATCCCTTTACAAAATACAGCCTGATGAGCGTGCGCAGTAATATCCCATTGCGGACTGCGCAATTCAACTCGTTGTACACCAGCTTGATGAAGCACTGCATACAAGCCTGATAACGATATATCATGGCCCAATTTATGATGCTGCTTAAGCCAAGTTACTAAGCTATTTTTAGCTTCCAAAACAATAGCTTCGCCATCCATCCCCGGATAGATATGTAATGTGGCATCAAGGTCAAACTCAATAATATCGGCAGACTTAATAAGTACTCGATCGGTTAATGGTCGAACACTATCTTTGTTCAACTGAGCCTTAACATCATCAATAACCTCCTGCGATGCGTGGCCATTACTTTGGCTAGACAGCAATGTAAGTACGACGTCTCCAGGCATTGGCTCAGACGGTTGTATCCCAGCCAACACATCGGATGTAATGCCCGCATTCTCAGTGCATACCAGCAACTTTGCACTAGGAGGCAACAAATTAGTCACTTGTTCAGGCAAGTCGGCGTAGGCAAATTGAGGCGCATCTACAAAGACATCTTTTACATATTGAGACCCTTTTAATGCATGAAAAGCATAGGCTCCAGCCGGCCCCGCAGTACTGAACCCCTCTAGCGCTAGTGCTATTCGTTCACGAAAGCGCTCATCACTCTCATATACCGCTTCCTGAGGTGGGATTATGCTGTCATCCGCAGGAATTAATATTGCTCTTTGCACACCAAACCGATTGCCTAAGTAGTCTAGCTCGCTACTTGTGGCATTTGCCAAAAGCACGCCATGCGCACTTTCATTGATGCGCTGACGCAACAGTAGTTCTCGATAAGCAAAAGACTCAACTAGCTTTATGACAGGATCACTAACTAAGTTCAATTCAGCATCTGGAAACCGTGTTTTAAAATCTTCTAAAATCTCAGCCCTAATCTTTTCATAGCTTAGAGGTTCAATGAGGTTTGGCGCCGGCAAACGGCTGAGATCAATGGCGCTAAAGTTTGTCAAAGACATAACTAAGCTCTTGAGTAAAGTTTTGAGAAGTGCCTGACTATCAGTTAGTCAGGCACATAGCGGATTTTTAACGAGTTATGATTTTGGGAAACTGGCTTTAACACTGGCTCTAGCGCTGAGCCATGCCTGTTTTGCGTCAATGGTAGCCTGTGCCGTGTCACCTAATTCCGTTAGGTTAGCCATGTAATCGATGAACAAATGATCGCAAGCTTGTGCATATCCCTCTCGGCGATAATCTAGAATCTCTTTTTCAGAGAAAACAAGCTGATAATCCCCTTCAGCTACGCCTGCATTTTTGGCCATTTTCTTAGCGCTTTCTTGGTTTGTCAGCCCACCAGCAACAATACGACCTGTTGAAATTTGTTTCAAAACTGCCATGATTACACTCCTACATATCCAGCTGCATCAGTGTGTGTATATGGGAATCCAACACTGTCAGCCCAAACCATATTGTCACCATGATTACCCGTACCCACATAAGGTAAGCACATGGCAACTTTCATTTTGCCAAGCCCACTGAATAACGGTTGGTGGCACCCACCCCATCCAGATCTTATTGCATGCTTGTATTGCCAACCTTTACCGAGATCTGAATGATTACACTCAATCGTTGCTGAACGATTTGAAGATGGATAAAAACGAATTGTATCCGCACATTCCAATACGTTTATCCAGCAGCTGGCTTGAGTAAGGAACTCTCCTCTCCCCCAGCCAAAATGCGTGTCACACCCCTGTGACAATACAAATAAACTGCCATTGTTTGCATCACTGTTGCGCCCTTTGGTGATTTCAATATCAAACAGGAGAACACGATAATTGGAACCGTAAAAAGCTTCTCCGCCATGGTTTTTATAACCAATTCCTCGGTTTTGAAAGTCTTCATTCGGCGTCAAACCGTGTTCATCCAATTTATCCAAAGTCAGCTTAGTCACTGTACCTGTGCCTTCCGAGCCATCATATAAAAAGGCCGACCAAGGCGCTTTATGTGCGGTTAAAACATCCGTAGGTGTATTATTAGCCTCACAAATAGAATTGAAAAACTTAGAATCAACTAGCGTATTAGGCGCCAGTGGTAACGCTTTTTGAAAATCTCGAATTTTGGCATCAACCGCTTGCTCTTTCGCCGTTAAACGGCTTTCAACCGCAGCATTTTTTTGGTCAATTTCAATCGCTTTTTGTGCTACGCGATTGTCGATATCTTCGATTTTTGTATCTACCACATCGCTGAGCTTTTCAGCTGCTTCAACGACCCGAGTAATGTCTTGCTCTAAAGACATAACTTTACCTCCGTTTTAAAATAAAAAGCCCACCTATTCGGTGGGCTGGGATTGTTTTGGGTTTTAATATTGCTTTGTATATAGCGAATTAGGTCAGTCTTATTTTAATAGACTGCTGACGCCGTGAGCACGCGTTAGCGCTTCATCTAGCGCTGCCGTTTGACCTTTGATTTGATATGGTAAAGTAACTTCACCACTTGCAACTTTTCCTTCAATCGCCCCAATGGCACTTTTCAACGACTCTGTTGAGGCGCGCATTTCTGCCAGAGAGTTTGCCTGAGATAATTTGTTAGCAAAGATACTTAACTCATGAAGGAGAATATGAGAAATATCTGATGTATTTCCCAACATGCTGTCTGTGTCTGCAATACGATTGATTATTTTATGTCTGACATTAATACGTGCATTTTCCAATACTATTTTTTCTTCTACTGATGCACTTTGTGTATTTGCAATTAGATTTTCCATTATTAGCTCCCTATAGCTGCGCTTCTGTACTACTGATAAAATGAACGTCACCTGGCTTAAGCACCCTACCGTTACCAACATAAGTAGAGTCAACACTCAAGGTCAGGTAGTACTGACTTTCAAGCGTAATTCTCAAGTAAATATGTTGATCAGTACCTACATAAACAATGGGCTCATGGGAGCCTGAGGTCCTTGATTGATAAAGCCTATTGTTAGATGCATAACAATAACCGGTGAATGTCGCGTCAACAATTTTGTTACTACCATATTCATAGCCATATATATTTAAATGGAACATACAGTTATGAGTATCGATCTTGAACGGTAATTTCAGGTGCATGTTGGTCGCACCGCCATCAGTAGTAAAAAAGCCCGCAATAGCTACACTTTTTGTTCCTCTTGTGCCATCGCCAATTACTTGCTTGCTCTCGAGCGCATTATCAACCCGAGAGACCTGCTGAGAAATTGTCGAATTCATCTCAGACACTTTGCTATTAACCGTACTGTTAATATCTTCGATTTTTGTATCCACAATGCCAGTGAGTTGCTCTGCTGCACTGACTACATTTGCAATGTCTTGCTCTAAAGACATAATTTACCTCCAAGTAAAAATAAAAAAGCCCACCAAATGGCGGGCTTTACGTTTAGGTTTAAGAATGAAAATTAAAAATCAATCAGGTGTGCTCAATACCCAATTGATGCCATATTTACTGCGCTTTAATGACGGCGTCGACCCCATTTGCACGCGAAATAATGTCTGCCATTACATCACTTTGGCCTTTTGTTTGGTAAGGGAAACTGAGTTCACCATTGGTAACTTTGGTCTCCACATCACCAATCGCTGTTTTGAGTGACTCCGTAGACGCGCGCATTTCTGCAAGCGTTTGAGCTGAACTTAATTTATTCACAAAACCACTCAACTCATTAAGTAATAAGTGCACAGTATCCGATGTCGTGCCAAGCAATGACTCTGAATCAGCAACTTGTTGCTCAAGTGCAGAGCGAACAACTTCGCGACTTTGTTGCAAAGCCTCTTCGACAGTCAGCTCTACGGAGAATGCGCTATCTTCACCGAAGTTTTCAGCCACCAGCTGAGCAACCGCATACTGCGGCATGTTTGCATCAAAAAACTGCTCTACAGCTTGTCCATTTACAATTAGTTTAGCCATTTAAGTTATATCTCCTTTACCTTATGCGATCACATCGTAGGCAGCGTCGCCAATATAGGCGAACTGACCCCAAGCTTTATCTATGGGTACGTGACCCGTTACAACGGCAGGCAACGCAACTTGAATCACCCCTTTTTGATCCGCAGGCAAGTTTTTACCAGGCACATATGGATGACAATGCGTATAGTGGTTTCGACTGCTGTGGCCATATTGACCGCCACAGACTTTTGCCGGTTCACCCGCTTTTAAGCCATTACACCAAAACCCTGTTGGCACCACACCACGAATATGCTTAACGATGGCACCAAAGGTTATATGTGTCGGTCTTCTTAAGTATTGATACATTAAATAAGCATCAACATGGCTGTTTTCGCCACCTCGATTTGGTGCATATTCCAATTCCCAAATATTAAAGTTTTGTGCAAACCACTTGGTATCAGAATTAATCGCTTGTAAAAACTCTCTGGCAAGAGGTGTGCGTTGTGCAGCCTCTACACCCGTTTCCACTTTTTCCAATAAAGTAGCTTTAGTGACAAAACCGCTAGCCCATGCCTCAGGGAAAGTGCCAGCCTGGTTGGCAACCAAAGCTTGGTTTTTAGTAATTCGAAAATGTGATTGACGCTCTTCATAAGAATTTAGCAACGCATCAGCGCTGGCAAGGTGCGCGTCCACCTTTGTTTTTGTTTCGGCCACGGCCGAATTCAATTTATTGGTGATCTCACTGATCTGATTATCAACCGTTGCCGTCAAACCCTCTGTGGCTTCAACAACGCGAGTTATATCCTGTTCTAATGACATTAAATATCTCCGCTATAAACAAAAAAGCCCACCTTAGGGTGGGCAAAAGCACTATCAAAAATTAATCAGTCATGAAATTTAGGATAACGAGCCTGTACAGCCTTTCGGGCAAAAAGCCACGCTTGTTTCGCTTCATTTGCTTCCAAGCTTTGCTCGCCATATTCCGCTTTTGCAGCTAAATATTTAAACGCGAGGCCATCACTTTGTTGTTGATAGCCTAAAATTCGAGCAGCTTGGCATTGAGCTTGCTGTTGCAAAACTTTAGCTTCTTGCATCAACTTCAGCGCTTCTTCTGCGAGCGTCTGTGCACGCAAGTTATCTTCTTTTTTCATAGACCTTCCTTACAAAATTCCTTTGTCAATCAATGCAAACTTTTGTTTTAAATGACGATACATATTCATAATTTGAGAGCGTGCCATTTTGGCAAGCTCTGGCGCGATTAAGATATTGAAATCTACGCCCTTGTCGATAATCGTAATCGCATCACCCGGCACACCAGTCAAAGTCAAGTCAAAAGCCAGCAGTAAATCTATGTCATTTGACTTATAAGCAATTGGCTCATTTGCGGAATAAACAGCAAATAATACGTGGCGAACTTGGCCATTAACCTCTTCTTCAGTATAAAAGCCAACCTCATTGACAAAGAAGCCATCGTCAGCAACTTTCGAGTCGTCTCGAACTGTCAAATGTAGCTGTTTTTGATCCTCAAAATACTCTGCATGGTCAATATCTAGGCGATACTTTTCATCTTTTAAATTCGTTGTGTTTTCATCTACTTGATGAACTCCCGAACCTATTCCAATCTTTGTGATCTTAGCTTTGAAACCTTTTTGCTGTGCTCTGAACACAGCAGCAAGCCCCGCTGAGGTGATCACCGGCTGTAAAATCGTGCTCACTATTGCACTCCTTGTTTTCGAAATGTTTAAGTTGCAGAAACTGCATTTAGATACAAACGACGTACGGTCGTTTGCTTTGCGCTTTTCGACATAGCACCAGCCATCTGGCAGCTAAACTCAATAAAGCGCGAAGGCATTGTTTGCTCACTGCGAATGTATGTTCTGACAACCTGTCCTGAGCCCGTTGATAGTGCGGCCCCAAAACCCAGTTTTGCGCGTGCTCTCAAGCTGCGTACATTCGCAGTACTCACACGCTGGCGACTAATTAAAGGCACTTGTTTTCGAATGACAAGGGCGCACCCTGGCTGAGATTTAGCTGTGATAGCACGCTCAGATGAAGATGCTGCATAGTGGCGGGAAGCTGCTGTGCGATGCCCAGAAATGGCACCAGCGAGTGAGAGTGTATTACTGCCGGCACGATGTTTCTCATGCGGCATAACTTTGGCATAAACACGACTGCTCGCAAACCCATGTGCTGAACTACCAGCAACAACTTGCGAGGACATTTTCATGCCAACTAAAAAGTCAAAATGTGAGCGCTGTGGTTTTGTCTGATTCGTCACTCTATAAATCGCATCATAAAGTTTTTGATCTAATACCACTGCGCGACTGGTATAGGGCATTTCGTTTGCCCAAGCAATAAACGTAAAGGTATGTGGCTCTCCACTATGATGCGGAGCCAGATAGACGTCATCAATATCCTCAAACCATTCGAAAAACTCAATTTGTAAACCAAGAGATTGCAACGCGCGTTTAACAGCGCCCACAGTCCCTTTGTGTTTGTGGATAGAAACGGAGTTAGCAATCATTGCTCGCTTGGTTTCGACCGACCAAGCTTCATCCCACTCATCAACAGACAATGCCCAAGCAAGCCAAGGTAATAGCCCCTCGGGACAAGTCAAAGGATCCCATTGTGAACCTATGCTCTCGGGGATAACACGCTCAGTATTAAATTGAGGCCTATTCAAGGCCATGCTGGACTCTAAATCGCTTTCCAGTTGCGTTTTATTCACCGGTAATAATGAAGGTTTAGTCATATCTACGCCTCCTCTGGAAATACAAGATCAAGCGTTAAACGGAAAGCTTGGTTCACTTCTGGTTGAAGATCCTCTGTTGGCGTCAATAATTTTACTTTTCTCACCCCTGGCTGATGAAGCGCATCAATAATACCTGAATGAGGTACTTCAGCACCAAGCTTAAAGTGGTTCAAAATGAAGGTGTCGAGCGCTTGCATTATCGCCAGCTCAACCTGAGCTTTGTTTGCCCCGACATTCAAATAAACTTGAGCAGACAAAGGCACCAAGGTCGGCATAACCCAATTAACAACTACTTCATCAGTGATAGGTCGAATATCTTCATCATTGAGTTGTGCTTCTATTTCCCCTTTTACTTCATTTGCTTGAGCTTCACTCATTGTATCTAGCAAAGCATACACATTCACTCGCCCGGGTTGCTCTGAATCAACATATACATCATGCACAAGGTGGCTTGCTGAAAAGGTATGAAATTCATATGCTCCGCGAGTTCCTGCCATGCTGTAACTCTCTAATGACATAGGGATACGTTGGCGATAACGTTCATCTTCTTCATCGTCGTCTCGCCCAATACCAAACAATGCACCTAAGTGATCTAAATCATTTCCTCTGGCAAAGGCCAACATCACTGATTTGGCGGCATCGTTGATACGTTGACGTAATAGCAGCTCACGATAAGCAGCTATCTCTAACAACTTAATTGCAGGATCAGATGCTAGCAAACTGGAATCTGGAATTTTCTCCAATAATGCTTGCTCAATCTGTTGATAAATCTCCTCATAACTAAGCGCTTCAATAACCTGAGGAGGTGGTAATTTCGCTAATTCTATAGCAGTACTCAAAATTCGTCTCCTTGCTAAATTTTTTGCACACGAACGCACACTCGACCACTGGGCCAGAGCAAACTATCTTCAGTGCTTAATTACAAAGGTGGGTTAAACTACTGGCTTAGTAAGAAACGTTACAAGCCATTACGTTTGGCGCTTAACAGGGCATCAAGCTTTGCATCTATGGAGTCCAAACGTTTTTCTATGCGCTTTTGGTCTTCTTTACGAATTTGCTTTAAATGAGCCAGTTCTTGCTTGTTGGACGTGATCCGCTTATCGAGATCATTTAAATACAAAATACCAGAGACGACTAAAGCTATGGTCGTTAAAATATGGGCTAAATTTAACTCCTTTTTCATTTGCCAATTGTCAGGTTGTCTCACTTAGCGACTCCTTTTATCTTTTCAATGGTTCGCAAACCTGCCAAACCCAGCATGCCCAAAGTCAACTCAAGCATCACTTCTAGCGGCAGCTCTGGCACTCCATGATCTGGTAATAGCCATTGCAAGATTGGGTTAATCACAAAAGCAAATAAAAACCCTAAACCACATACCCACATAAGAAAAGGCCTAGCACCAGCAACAAAAACGCTGCGATGGCTCGCCTGAACCGAGTTAATCTGTGCCTGTATTTCACTTTGTTTTGTGAGCAAACGTGCCTTTAAGACCTGCTGCTCCAGTACTTCTTCTTCGCTGGTGTACAGTTCGTCGATAATGTTACCCACTATCTGCAATGGCTCGCGAACATCACTCGTAAATAAGCTGGTAAACCAACTCATGATTGCCATTCTCCACTTAACATTTGCTGAGCTAGCTCTTGTGCTCGATTAGGCACTTGTTTAGCCCAGCGACTGTCAAGCATTTCAAGCGCAGCTTCTTCGAACTTACCTTGTTCAACGTGCCCTAACATCCTTTTGAAACCCATTACGCCTTGCAAGCCAAGGTTGAACGCCATATTGGTTAGCACAGCGAGCCTTGCTTCATTGCAGTGACTCACATTGATACGACGCTTAACACCTGCTAGGGCATTTTGTACATCTTGGGCAAGCAAGTACTCCGCTTCTTCTTGGTCTACTCCTTTGTTATCTAAGTTTCTACCATATCCAATTGTGAGCTTGCCTCCCGTACAATAATAGGGGTAACGCCGGTACCCCTCATGCTTTTTTATTTGCTCCACTGTGTTCATAATCGACATTTATTTTCCTATTCTAATAACTAAGCTCCAACATTAGTGCTCTTTCAGCTTTAATTAACCAAAACTCTGCTGAACGTTTGGTATCAAAGCCAAGCATCTTTGCCGCTTGACTAAGCTCCATGTCCAATAAGTATTTGGCTCGTATTGCACGAATACACTCAGGTCGCAACTTTGCTATTAATTGTCCTATGAGTTCGATTTCCTCAGGGACACTCATCATATCACTTGAAAAATAATTGCTTCGACCGCCACCAGCTTGCTCTGTGACAGCTTGACGGCTAAACCCTTTACCAAGTTCGCGTTGACGCCAAAACTTACCCCAGCGTCTTAATGCACTTCTTATCTGTTTAATGGTTATCTGCGTTGCTATCATTTAGCTTTCCTATTACTTCTAAAATATCTAATGAGTAAACATCTTCTACCAAGCCAACTACATCATTCCATTTAGGGCTGTATTCCTTATTTTCCCAGCGCCGTAATGTGCGCTCTTCGATACCGTAGCTAGCTGCAGACTCTGCTTGAGTGTATCCACGTAAACGTCTTGCAAAACGGAGTATTTCTGCTCCAAGTGGAGCTCTTCTTTGTTTGAAAATCCTGTTTGATGAGTAACTTAACTGTGTCAT